TAATCAACATAATCATAAATTTCTTTATCTATAGGCAAATGTGTCGCATAAAAAATTGATGTATTTTTATATTTTTCTTTTAATAATTCAAACAATTCTATCAACATTACCTTTTTGTAAAATTCATTACAATGTCCATTTACAACAATCGCACGATCTGTAAATGTTGTCTCTCTCTTGCTATTTTTTTCTATAATTTGTCTCATTTACCGTCCTCAATAATATACAAAATCACAAGATGACCATGTATTACAATACTTAATATATTCATTTGAATTATAAAAAATTGTATTTTTCTGTTCAATTACAACATCAATTTCCGAAGTCAAATCAGGTAGTACATCATCAATCAAATCATAGTGCTTATCAGTTAGTTTAGAAGTCAAAGATGGATTTGCAATAAATGCACCAGAGGTCATTATCATTTCATATTCAGAAGTATGAAAAGGTTTAACAATAATTTTATCAACAATTTTATCATCATCTTCTCTCATTTTAACAATATTTTTATTTTTATGAATTCCTTTTCCTTTATGACAAATCAACGAAATGGATTTTCTTTTTTTCATATGATTTTTATATGCTTTTTCCAAATCAAAATCATATAAATTATCACCATGTAAAAAAACAAAAGGTTCATTTTCAAATTTATAGTGCATCATTTTTAATGTTTGAGCAGTTCCAACAATTTTAGGCTCTCTGTGCAAATGTATGGGTATGGTTGATTTGTAATTGTCTAATGTTAACTTTAATTGATTATATCTATATGATGCACTAATGACAATTCCCTCAACATTAAATTTATGTAACCAATCTAAATTATGGTAGAGAATCGGTTTCCCGTTGATCGGCAATAAGCACTTTGGCATCATATCTGAAAAGGGACGTAATTCTGTATTGATGCCAGCGCATGTCATCAGCACCCTCATTTCGTATCTCTTTTATTTTTTTCTTTCTTCGAAAAACGTCCTTTAGTATCTCTTTTAAGTTCTTCCTTGGGTTGACTAACAAACTCCGGAAAAGTTTTGTGACACAACTCATGCGTTAACTTTTTATATTTCTCTTGTAATTTTTTATCTTTACACAAAGATATATCTTCGGCCTCATCTTCACCTAATGAATTCAATAACTGAATCCATAATGTTTCTCGTTTCAATTGTGTTAAATTATTAGGAGAAAGTCCTTCTACAAATAAATACATTTTTCTTATCTCATAATTCAAAGTAGCACCGTCATCTCCTGATGAGTTATTAGGAAAGTAATTATTTCTTGGTTTAAATTCTGTGCCATCTCCAAAACTCAAATCTGGACTACCATCCGGTAACAAAAAATTTATGTTCGGATTAAAATTAATATTAATCATTTCTTTTACCGCCGCTGTAGAATTATTTCTTAAATATTCTATGCGCAATTCATCTTTATCAAAACTATTGGCGGTTTTTAATATATCACTTGTGATTCTAGATGCCATCATTTCTCCTAAAATTCATTTAAATTTTCCATAAGATTTTTTAGACGATTTTTTACAAAATAATTGAACAATTTTCCTCGTCCTATTTCTTTTTTATTGTTAAAATTATCAACTATAGTGTCATAAAGTGAAGATGGTATCTTTGTCAGATCTATTAACATTTCATTTCTACGAAAATTTCTTAACATCTCTCCTTCACAAAATTCTTCAGGATCAAGTTCAAGCCATACACTTAATTTTTGTGAAGAGAGAGGTTTTTGCCTCTTAGTATCAACAACAAAAACATCATCATCTGATAAAAAATTAGGAATACCATCACTAGTGTCTCCACGCATAATATGTTCTTTCAAAAATTCGGTTGGATTTTGAGATTTTATGAATTTTTTCTTCATAGGAGAAAATTGTTTAACATTTTCATAAGATTGAAGTTGTTGAAAATCTTTATCACTAGACAATATTAATATAGGTTCAGATTCTTCAAACAAACCATTCATTTTTTTATTTTCACTATTATATATAGTCAATGCTGCAATAATATCATCCGCCTCAGCACCTTCAAGATGTATTACTTTATATGGAAAGTATTCATCAAGTTCTTCTCTAATTTTATGTAAAATTCTAAATAGTTCATTCCAATCAAAATCAGATTTTTCTCTGGTGCTTTTTCTACTAGCTTTATAATGTTCAAAAATACCACGGCGCCAATTATTAGAACCATCACAACATACAACTAATTCTCCATATTCATCCTTAAATTTTTGATTATACATTCTAATAGTATTAAGAACCATATGCCTAATGAAATCTTCTTCCATTTCATTAGGATTCATCATAACATTTGCAATAACAATTTGCGAATAATCAAGCAAAATCATAATAAACCTCAATATGAATTATTTAATAACTCTCATTAAAATAACATCTTTATTAATTCTGCCAGTCAATTTTTGTTCTTTTGAGGAAATCAAATCAAAGTTTTTTCTAATCGAAACTTTCGGTCCTGATAATATCACGTTTAATAATTGATCAGGTTTTCTTAAAGTTTTTTGAATAGATTTAACTTCATCGAATCCTATAATAGAACTTCCTTTGATCGATAATCCAGCAGGTTTTTCAGAAACATAAGAACCTAATTTTCGATACTTAGTATTAAAAACCCAAAGAACAGAGGAACCAATAATTTGAGATGGATCTACAGATTTAATCCTATAATCAACATCCTCTTGTTTGTAATTTAATTTTGAAATTTGTTTTTCAACCGTTACAGGTTTCTTTTTTCTAGGTTTGCGTTGTTTAATTTGATTAGAGGAATATTTATCACAATCCTCTATAATAGAATGAACAAAATTACTATATTTTTTTATTTCATTTTTTTTAAAATTACTATAAGCTTCTTTTAAATCTTCGTCATAATTTATATCCTGTATCTCTTGAAATAATGATTTAAAATTATCTCCCACTCTTTTGGCAATCAAACTTTTTACATTTTTTGTTCTCAACCAATCATATACATTTAATTTTTTTTTAAATCCACTATCATAAAAATCTTCGAGAGCGTCATCAAGTTCAGAACAAAGTGTATTTACCTGAAAAGTGATATGATCTTGTATAGAAAATTTACTCTCCAAATAATCTATAGGTTTTTCAACATTTCCCATTTTTATACAAAATTTTATTGCTTCGTCTAAACGAATTTTAAATTGATCTGGTATTATTACCAATCCCCTCAAATACATTCTAGAAATAAATCCTGCATATTTCAAATTCAAAATCTCTCCTTTTTGAATCTCTAGGCCAGATTTATTCCAATTAAAATTTTTAAACTTTTCTATGTCATCTTTTTCATATCCAATATTTTTCATATATTCAACCAACCATTTTTTCGATTGAGTCGCATCTGAAAAAGTCATATACCATTTCATAGATTCGGAAATTTGTTCAGGAGTTGTATCATCACTAAATGATGGCTCCAATTCTTTCTTAAAATTAGATCCACTATCAAGTCCTTTTAAAGTTCTTTTTTTAGTGGTCTTTTTCATTGTCGTTGTTATTTCCATGTTCCATCTCATAAATTAAATTATCTAAAAAATAGATCCATTGATCAATTCTTTTTTCCCAACTAAAATTATTATGACTGTATTCTATCTGAATGTCAAGATTTTTTTTAACATCATCAGATTCATAATCGTCCATTAGATTTTCTAAGGTATCGGCAAATGATTCCGCATGTTGTACTTTGTCTTCGGAGTAATTATACATATAGGCAAATTCTCCGCAAGTTTCGGGTAATGCTCCCCAATTTGAAGTAACAACTGCACACCCTGCTGACATAGCCTCCATTGCCACTCTACAAGAAGTTTCCTGCCAGGTTGAAGGATATGTCAATATATGTGCCTTCTTATATGCTTCTCTAACTTCCTTATAAGGTTTAAAACCATGATAAGTTATATTTGGATCATTTTCGCATTTCTCAAAAAGTTTTTCAAAAGGTTTATCATTTTCCGGCCATCCATATAATTTAAAACTAGAATATACATCCAAATGCCAATCATCTCGTTCCATCATGTCTAATGCATATAAAAGCACATCCAGTCCTCTCTGAGGAGTAGAAGCATATATAAAATTAAATTTACCATCAAATTTTTTTATATGTCTTTCAATAGGAACAATAGCATTCTTCAAAACTATTGATTTTTGATATGGAATATTTAACAAAGAATTGAATTGCTGCTGTTGCCAATGACTAACAAAAATTAATTTTTCAAAAATATCCAAAGCGTTCGGTTCAGTCAAAAATGCGTGTGAAGGATCAAGTGCCAAATCATGAATCCAGTATAATTTTGGTTTATCGTCTTCCAATTTACTTAACCTAGAAATAATAAATTGAAATTTATTTATATATTCATCCGATAATCTTCTAAATAATTCCATCGTAACTAATTCTGTTCCCCCAAATGAATTTGCAGCAATATTTCCTGCTTCA